TAGTTTGTCAACTATTGAGTTTTCTATAGATTTAACATTATCTTCCGCTAAAACTTCAAATTCAGCGTGATATTGATAAGCATGTATTTTTACAAGGAATTTTTTCATTGAATTTTCATTATATCAGTAAAATGTGGCGGTTTTAAGGCCGCCACATTAAGTTATTTATTACGCACCTGGTGAAGCGTAAATACCTCTAGGGTCAGAACAACCGAAGCTGTATCTTTCTCTAGCTTTGTATCTAACATTACCAGTATCGAAATCGCCTTCCATTGCAGTTTTCAATGGTGCTCTATCGAAATATTTCATGCCATTTGGAACATCAGTAATGATGTAAAATGCATCAGTGTCAGTTAGGTAGTGGTTCACTCTATAACCTTGAGGAATCATACCCATGTTTTTCAATGCATTGATATCATTGTCAGCTGTTCCCACTCTGCCTGGAGACTTCATAAGTCTGTCGGCTGTAAATTGCAACGCAGAAGGGATGATCATTTTCATACCTTTAGCTGCAATTTTAAGACCACGTTCATCAGTAAACGCAGCAATGTCAATCATTGCTTGTTCTAAAGATGTCTCGTTAAGATCCGCTGCAGTAGACAAAGTGTTGCTGAAAGTTCCAGCAATAGTAGGGTGAGAAGTATTGATTAACGTAACTCCGTCACCTGTATTGAAAGAACCACTTGGCAGACCATTGTTTAATGGTGATGCCGCTTTCACTTGTTTAGCGTTTGCCATAGATCTTGCTAAAGCTTTTGTGTATCTAGAAGAGATTCTGTCATAGAGGTTGTCCTCCATAGCTTCTTCTGTGATAGCGAAAGCTAAAGCCACTGTCTCGTGAGTGTATCTAGCAGTGAAAGTCTCTTGTGCTTCATCAAATGAAACACCTTGACCTTCAGGTTTTGTTTGTGCGTTTGCAAATCCAGATAACATTACTTCCTCTTCGAAAGCTCTGTCAGAAGACTCCTTCGCATAAATTTCTTCATGCTCTGAATCGTAACGTTTGTATTCCAGCCCAAATAGTGCATTTAGGCCTGGTTCTAGTTCTTTAACTAGCTGTGCTCGTGATATTGCCATAGTCTATTTGCTCCTATTATGATGCAGACGTCAAACCACCAGAGTTAATTTGGTTAAGGTTCTGAACGCAAATAACACTACAGTTAGTAGATGTAATGTCATCGTTTTCAGGATCCTCAGCCGTTCTTATAACTCTCCATGCGTTTGCCGTTGCTGCTGCTGTCCCAATAAGCTCTGAACTTGATTGACCACTTGTTTCACTACCTGCTGCAGTTACTGTTAAGCCGTACGTTTCGAAAAAGTCAGCTTGTAAAATTGCCGCAGCCATTGAACCAACATAAAGTTGGAATGGGTTATCAAGAACAAATGCTGTAATGTTCTCGCTATTAGCTGGAGTAATCGGTTGGTTGTACCAATTGGCCCATGTAGGCTTTTTAGTAGTTGCCGCGTTATAGAAGATACCATTCAACACACCGATAGTTGACGTAGTAATTGAAGCTTGTGCTGATATAACATATCCATTGACGATCCTTACGGATGTTCCTTGGAATAAGTCAGCATTATAAGCTGCCTCTATAAAGTATTTACTTTGGCCCTGAGTCGAAGGTGTTGAACCTAACGTTCCTGCAGGAATTAAAC